ACCATTTTGCGAACCATTAGGGGGACCTGTAGGTAGACAGGGGGTTTACCCCGGCAGGTCTTGGACCTATGGTAGCGTCAAAATCACGATTTGTCAAGATTTTTTTTACACAAAATAAAAAAAGACCCCGAAAATACCTATTAAGCTGTTGACAAGGGTTCGAAAAGTAGCCATAATGAAATCATACTGTTCATAAAAGAAAGAAAAATCATGTTCGAAGCTGCATTACTTGTTTGTTTAGCCGCTGCTCCTGCGTCTTGTGTAGAATTAACAGACACACGAGGCCCATATGAGACTGAAAAAGCTTGTGAGGTTCGAGTAGACGAGATGGCAGAGTTCACAACAGAGAATCATCTGTTCAATTTGAACATAAGCTGGAAATGCAGTAAAGCAGAAGGCTTAAAAACCTAAATTCTAATGAATCTATTACCCCAAACGAGTAAAAAAGCTGCCCTGACAGAGAAACAGGAGCAGTTCTTGGATGTCCTGTTCGAAAACAACGGCAATATGTCCGTTGCTGCCGAAATTGTGGGCTATTCACCCAAATCCATAGGCTGGCTCAAGGAACGTCTAGCCGATGAAATTATAGAACGCACCAAAACCATGTTAGCAGGGCATTCCCTGTCAGCCGCGAACAAGTTAGCAAGCCTCGTAACGGCCCCTGACATAGAACGTGGTGATGACCTTCGCATGAAGGCAGCAGAATCCATCCTGAACCGCGTTGGTATCGCAAAACAGGAAACAATGAACCACAACGTACAGGCAATCCACGGGGTTGTTCTGCTACCACCTAAGAAAGAGGTAGTTATAGATGGAACTAGCAAGTAATGTTTTTCAGCGTCTAAAAGACCTGACCCTAACTAACGATGAGTTAGAGGATATGACAAAAAGTCAAGCCTATAATCATTTTGTTCGAGTATATGGCGATGATAAAGAAATGGTAGCAAAGGGCATGGAGAGGTGGAATGAACTTAACCCCAGTGCAAAAGGTCGCTCTGCAGAAAGTAGTGCAGAAAAAGACTGATGCCCCCACGCAAAAGAGTCCTAGTCCCCCCGAACCCCGAAGACTTAGGCAAGGTCGGTAGACCTAAGAAAAGACCCGGCGAGTCCAAAACCACGCACAAGATTAGTGACCGGGAACGTGCGCGGCGTTCTGTACAGATGAAGCTGAAGAATGCCAAGAAGAAGCAGGTCAAGCAGGAACAAAAAGCGACACGCAATCGCAAGAAGGTTCGCGAACTCAAAGTTGCAGCCAAGAACATAGAGAATGCCTTGAACGGCAACAAGACCCGTGTGGTAGATACTGCGGACCTCGACGTATTACCAGCAGCAGTTACGGACCTAATAGATGATACCCCTGTCATTTTCAAACCTAATGAAGGACCTCAAGAGGACTTTCTTTCGGCTTCCGAACAGGATGTACTTTATGGCGGGGCCGCTGGCGGTGGCAAGTCATTTGCTCTACTTGCTGACCCCCTACGCTATTGCCATAATCCCAACCATCGTGGCCTTCTTCTCCGGCGAACGCTCGACGAACTAACGGAACTCATCGACAAGTCGAAGCAGCTATACCCCAAGGCATTTCCCGGCGCACACTTCAGAGAGTCCAAGTCAACGTGGGTCTTTCCATCCGGTGCAACCATGTGGTTCACCTATCTCGACAGAGATAAAGATGTAACTCGTTTTCAGGGACAGGCGTTCAACTGGATTGGCATAGACGAAATAACACAGTATCCCAGCAGCTACGTCTGGGACTATCTTCGCTCCCGTCTTCGTTCGACGGACAGCGAACTACAGCAAAGTCTTACCATGCGCTGCACAGCCAACCCCGGCGGTGTTGGTGGCTGGTGGGTAAAGAAAATGTACATAGATGCCAGCGAACCTAACAAGGCGTTCGGTGCTAAAGACTTAGAAACAGGTCGTGAATTTGTGTGGCCTGAAAATCATCCAAAAGCAGGTCAACCTCTATTCTACCGCAAGTTCATTCCAGCGAGGTTGACTGACAACCCCTTCCTGATGGCAGATGGTCAGTATGAGGCCATGCTTCGGTCACTCCCGGATGTCGAGCGTAGACGACTCCTAGAAGGGGATTGGGATGTGGCAGAGGGAGCGGCCTTCCCAGAGTTTTCGAGGACACGCCATGTGGTCGAACATTTTGAGCTTCCCACGAACTGGCCCCGCATACGTGCCGCCGACTACGGCTACTCTTCGCCGTCGTGTGTTTTGTGGGGTGCTATTGATTGGGATAATAATATTTGGGTTTATCGTGAATTATACGTAAAACACTTGACAGCAGAACAATTAGCTGATAAAATATTAGAATGTGAGGAACTAGACCCGTTACCTCATTATACGGTCCTAGACTCCTCATGCTGGAATAGAACAGGATTCGGCCCTTCTATCGCAGAAACTATGATGAGGGCCGGGGTCAGGTGGACTCCATCCGACCGCAATCGTCTCCAAGGAAAAATGGAATTACATAGGCGGCTTGCTGACGACCCCCACTCTAATGAACCCCGTATGCGAATCTTTTCTAGTTGTAAGCATATCATTGCACAGCTATCGGGCATACCCCTCTCCAAAACTAACAGTGAAGATGTTGACACACGAGCAGAGGACCATGCCTACGATGCGTTGCGATATATGGTTATGACGAGAACCAGCGGGTACACCTCAATACACAAACAACTGCAGGGCATCAAGCAACAAGCCTTTCAGCCCTATGATGCTACGTTCGGATACTAGGAATGGCAGAGCCAACTGATATAGGTAAAAATCTGACTACTGCTGAAAAGATGGTTCGAGATGCCACTTCAGTTTTCAGAGAGTACATGGAAATTCCGTTTATTCCTGAAGAAGAAGAATTTCTTTTTAAAGCGTTTGGCGGTAAGCCCGGTCAAGGAAAAGTAAAGACACCCAAGAAGCTAACTCCCGAACAGGCTATGGCCTTTTTAGATTATTCTGGCTTCCCTCTAGCTGACGAAAATGCAAAGTTTTCTATTGCGTCTTCTATTAAGTTGGGTGCGCCAGAGTTGTTCGATGATGCCAGCTTCAAAGATTATGAAAAGAAGTTTGGTTCGGTCATGGAGATGCAAGAAAAGGGCGCATCTGCATCCAAGAATATAACAACAGCAAAAACACCAAAGGCAGCGAATGAACCTATGACAACGGATAGTCCCACAACAAAAGGAAAGTCTGGAGCAGTAAGCTTTAACAAAGAGTTTACATCTAGAATAACTGAAAGTGGAGAATCTAGAGGTGATGCTCTACGAGGTAGCACTCTTGTAGATATTATTCAAAATCGTCAAGATATAAGTAATACTGTTAAAACTGCCCGAATTAAAGTCATAAGAGACTTAGGATTTGAGGATATTAAGTTAGGGGATATTACAGATAAAACCCCTGTTCGTGAACAATTCTTACGAGCCATAGTAGAAAACGGTTCGAACAGTCAGATTAGCGCATTTGTAGGGGACTTTAAAAAGGTCCTTGCAGAAGTTGGGGTAACAGCCCAAGGAACGACAAACCCTTTCAGAACTATGATGAGAGAGGCAGTCGGTGAAGAAGCATATAAAGCGGCGGGTTTTAGCACTGAAGTAGACCGCCTAATTCCTGTAAACTATCCTAGAGAAGTCTATTCAGAATCAAAACGTATAGCTGCCGGATTGATGGAAGACCCTAAAACTCGACCTGCCGGGGGTCGTATGTTACTTATGATGATGGGGGGCTACAGACCCTCTGATTTTAAAGCACTACGTATAGAAAACATAGATTTTGAAACAGGGTTAGTTAAGGGGCTAGAACTAAAAACGGATGATAAAAAGAAAAGTGTAAAAATAGGGTATCTTCCTGAACCCCAAAGAGATATTATTCGAAGCATTATCGGGAATAAAACTAATGGTTTGGTATTCAGTAACCCTTCAGGTTTAGATAAAACAATAAATACGGCGTTAGCTAATTCTAACATACCTGAAATAGAATATCTTCAGGAAAGCACTGGCAATTATGTAAAACAAAAATTTACTAACTATGATTTTAGACGAGTTAATGAAACAAATTTAAGTTCTAAGGGTTATAACGATAACGACATTGTTCGAAAAGTTCTCACGTGGCGACCCCCTTCTGGTAACGTTCAAAAATACCAAGCGGTGATTGACCAGTCAGGAGCAATAGAAGAAGCTAACGCAAGGGCGTTTGAACCCTACGTTTTATTGTCTCAAGGGAATACTACAACGAGCGATGGAACTACGACAAAAACACATGGTCAATTTTTAACTGAAGTAGGGGTTACTCAACTATCCCCATTTACACAGAGGTACGTTGTAACTTCTGATGCTGTATCTAAATTACCTGTGTACTTACAGGATACTGTAGCCCAAGAATCTATTGGGGTAACTTTTTCAGATAAGCCTATATCCAACGTAAAAATAAATGTAGACCCTGCAGCTTCTACTACTTACAAAGAATTATCTGCAAAAAAATTAGAAGTTGATTTACTAAAAGCTGAAACAGAAAAAAGAAATTTAGAAGCTAACATGCCCCCCAAACAACCCTCTGTTAGTGTAGACCCCGGTGGTGAAGCATCTCCATCTCTCGTTCAGGCCTTAGAAGACAACGGGTTTAGTATGGACGACATAGATGACATCTTTGACAACCTTATGGATAAGGGTAAGACCACTCTCAAGACTGCAGGTGCTGCACTTGGCACAGCTTTCGCAGGAACAGCGATATATGAAGCCATTCGCGACCCCGGTGGGGCTGGCGCAGCAATGGCACGGGATATGGCTATAGAGGGAGCCGCATTAGCTGCACGGACAGGAGCAGGTGTTGCTGGGGCTTTACCATCAATATTAGACCCTAGTTTAGGAGTTGAGTTACAGCCCAGCACTGTGGATGACACTCTTGACGACCCGTCTATTGAGTATTCTTTTACACCTGCCAGACCCGACGGTCCTATGCCATTGTTTGATGAACGTGGTATGGTAACAGGTAGTCCCCCACAAGATTCTGGCATGATTCCAGAACCAAGCAGGGTTCCAGAAGCCGCCCCTGCTCAAGACCAAGGCTTCCTTTCTCGTTAACTAGGAGGCAGAAATGCCAGACCAAAACTATAACTATGGCCCAGCCTATATAATGAACTCTGATAAAGTCAGTGTTGATACAGATGAGGGTGCATCAAAGCTATATCGCGAAGGTCTTGAGTTTGACACTCGCGCAAAGACAGGCCCAATCTACGAAGATATGCCTAAAAAGCAAACCAAGCCTACTGTAGAAGCCTCATTCAATACAATGGCAGAAGACAGAAACTACTTTAGCTAGGACTTTAAATGTCTGAAGATAACTTTCTCCAACCGGATGATGACACGGTAGTTCCGGTACAATCTCCTGAAGAGCAGATGCCCGGTCTTGCAGGGTACGTAACTGCAAAATTCAGGGATGCTGAAACTGGTCGCTTTGCTCACGAACAACGTTGGCTACAGGCGTTCAAAAACTTTCGAGGCATTTATGACTCAACAACACAATACCGTGATTCAGAACGGTCACAGGTATTTGTTCGAATAACCAAAACAAAAGTTCTTGCTGCGTTCGGTCAAATCATAGACATATTGTTCGCAAACAAGAAGTTTCCGTTGGTTGTTGAGGCTACTCCCGTGCCAGAAGGTATTGCGGAGTTTGCTCATATGAAGACTCCGTTGGATGACGCTGTTAAACAGGACCCATACGGGTTCGAAGGAGACGGTCGTGAACTGGCTCCCGGTGCATTACAAGCAAAACCAAACGGTGACTTCCTTGGTGGCTTAGAGTCCAAGTATGGACAGTTGGACTTAGTAGAAGGTCCTGCCTTGATGGGAGAACCACAAATAAGTCCGGCTCAAGAAGCAGCCCTACGGATGGAAAAAGTTATACACGACCAACTCACTGACACAAATGCTGTGAACGTGATGAGGAATGCCGTGTTCGAAGCATCCCTTTTAGGGACTGGTATTGTAAAAGGACCATTTAACTTTTATAAACGAGTTCACAAATGGGAACGCAACGATGATGGCGAACGGGTTTACAACCCAGATGAGAAGACCGTCCCACGTATTGAAATGGTATCCCTATGGGATTTTCACCCAGACCCATCTGCTACTAGCATAGATGACTGTGAATATGTCGTAGAGCGTCACAGATTTAACCGACAACAATTTCGCTCACTAATAAAACGACCTCATTTTATCGCAGAGGCAATTGAAAATTGTTTAGCAAAAGGTCCTAACTATCAGGACAAATATTATGAGGATACTATTCGTGAAGATGAAACAGAACCCTTCTATCAAGGTAACCGATATGAAGTCTTGGAATATTGGGGTGTTTTAGATTCTAAATTAGCTGCAGAGGCTGGTTTAGAAACTGCTGAAAACATGTCTGAGTTCGATGAACTTCAGGTTAATGTTTGGGTTTGTGGCACGGATATTTTACGTTGTGTTCTAAATCCTTTTACTCCGGCTCGTATCCCCTACCAAGTATTCCCATACGAAGTCAACCCCTATCAACTTTGGGGTGTTGGTGTAGCGGAGAATATGGAAGATGCTCAAAAGCTGATGAACGGACACGTTCGTATGGCTATCGACAACCTTGCTCTTGCAGGCAACCTCGTCTTTGACGTAGATGAAGCTAGTCTCGTACCGGGACAGAATATGGACATCTTTCCCGGAAAGATATTCCGTAGGCAGTCTGGTGTTACCGGAACCGCTATCAACGGTTTGAAGTTTCCGAACACAGCAGGAGAGAACCTGCAGATGTACCAGATTAGTCGTCAGCTTGCTGATGAAGAGACAGGTATACCGTCAATCATGCACGGTCAGACAGGTGTAACCGGAACTGGGCGAACCGCTGCAGGCTTATCTATGCTAATGGGGTCTGCTGGTTTATCCATGAAGACTGTCATCAAGAACATAGACGACATGTTATTGAAGCCCTTGGGTGAGGCGTACTTTCAGTGGAACATGCAGTTCAATGAAGATGCAGAAGACATCCAAGGCGACCTAGAAATTAAACCACGCGGCGTTGCAGCCGTGATGCAAAAAGAGGTTCGCACCCAGCGGCTAACGTCCCTGTTGCAAACCGTAGCTAACCCCATGCTAGCTCCGTTTATCAAGATACCAAACCTGATGCGCGAATTAGCTATTTCACAGGACATCGACCCTGACAGCCTAGTCAACGACGCGAACCAAGCACAACTCTACGCAAAAATGTTACAAGGAATGATGGCGAATGTACAACAAGGAACAGGCCCGGATGGTGGCCCCGCTGCTGGCCCAGCCCAAGATATGGCAGGGGCTGGAGGAGTACCTCCTTCTCCTGAAGGAACAGACGTACAGGGGTCTGGTAACGGCACAATCGGAGTCGGAACTGCGCCAACTGCAGGGGAAAGCGGCTTTACTGGAAACCCTCCTTCAGTTGAAGGCTAATCACGAGGCACTAGTTAAAAATGACAGTAGCAACACCACCACCCAAAAATAAAAAATTCTTCAACCCAGTACCAATTGATTTGGATACCTATCAATCAGGTGGAGTTGATTTTTACCGTCAAGCCTTGGACCTTAAAACTGTAACGGGTGTAGGTGTTGATGATGATGAGGATACAGAGCTAAAAGAATATGGCATAGCTGGAGAAGAAGACGGTGGCGGCGGCACCCAAGATGATGCTTTAGATAACTTAAATCTCACTAGCATTAAAACAGGCGAGTCCATGTTTCCTGAAGGGACGGGCATTGAGTACAACAAATTTGATTATGTAAATCAAGAGTTATATTCAGATTATCTATCATCAAAGAAGCCACAGGGGTATGAAGACCGTGTGGGGTTTACAAAAAATATTTTAGAACCATTGGTTGATGGCAGATTGAGCGAAATAGATTTTGCAGCAGGAACAAAAGGACTTCTTGACCGTGTGGGTGAAGAATTGACAGAGGCAGTTACAAAGCCAGATGCCAAGACTGCTGGAAAGGCATATTTAGCAGCCAAAGGGCCTATGTTAGCTATTGCGGGTTCTGCCATATTTAGCACCGAAACTCGTCAAAATGCTTTTGGAGAAACCAGTGCCAGACCTGACGGATTATTAGGTCTAGTTGCAGACACGGTTCACGCCACTCAGTATCAAGACATGGCTCATAACAGAATGGTTGCACAGGCAGTTATGAGTGATTTTCAAGAATCAGTGAGTGGTATGACTGAAGAACGTTTTCAAGATGACAGTTTAGTAGGAACATTTGCAGCAGACAGGGACCTTGGCTTCTCCATGAAGTTTGGAAGCGGCCCCGGAGCGACAGGAATAACCCGCAAGGCCGGAACTTTCACCTACACAGGAAACATGAAGGGCCTAGACAATCAAACCCTGAAGAACATTGAGGCTGTGAAGCGGGGATTTATTCCAAGCACTTTTGGAAGACGTAATTTTGGTTTTGATTACACTGGAAAAGGTGCCACTACTTTTGAAGGCGGGGGGTATAGTGACGCCCTGACAAGTGATGGCGATAGGTACACTGACGATGGTAAGTACATGGACGGGTTTGGTCGTGTTTCTATGTTTGGTCGCGCAAGTGATTTTACTAACTTCACTAACCAATATGCTGCAGAACTTTCATCTTATGGAGCAACTAAGGCTGAAATAGAAGCTATGGCCCGTGGAGATTTAGATGGCTCACGTGCGGGAAAGGGTAAGCTTGGAGATTTAAAGGCAAAGACTATAGCAGATTATATAGCTAAATCTAAGGCAACGAAGGCGCAGGCAGCGAAGGCAGAAGCCGATAGGCAGCAGGAACAAGCGGCTCAAGCTGCTTACGATTCCGCGAGAGCCGCACAATCTCAGAGAGAGATTGATAGGGCGATGGGTAATGATGACGGAGACGGCGGCGGCGGTCCTTCAGGAAATGAGGCAGGACTTGGTGCTGGCGGCGGTTTTGGTCTTTCTCACGCCAAGGGCGGTAAAGTACAGGGCTACGCAATGGGCGGCACCGCCTACCCTCAAAAAGAAGCTTATACCAGTGGTTTCATAGACCGCCCCCCTTCACAAGTATCAGAGACGGGTAAAGTCGCAGACGACAAGCCGCTCAAGGCTCCCGAAGGTTCATATGTTCTAAATGCTGCAGCCATAGAACACATGGGTGAATCAGATGTTCGCAAAATGATTATGGATGCCCAGAAGGAAGCGGTTCGTAGAGGTGTATCAACAGATGATTTTGAACGGCACTCTGACCTGATAGACATTGCCATATCAAGCGGCGAAGCTATCATAGCTCCCCACCTAGTAAAGATTATCGGCGAAGACCGCCTAGAGAAGATTAATAAACGAGGGTTACGTAAAACTGAAGAGCGTGTGCAAAGAACAAAGCAGGAAAAGCCTGTTGCTGTACGGCGTGGCGGTTTTCTAACCTAAAGAATCCGCTGGCTACCCACGAGTTCGTGGCCCCAGCACAACCGACGCGGCTACCCACAGCCATGTGGCCCCGCAAGTGAGGTAAATAAAATGGCAAAAGCAAGAGGCCACCGTGCCAACAAAGTAAACGACTCTTTTGGAACAATCAATAACGACGCTCTCTACAAAGGAAAGTATAGAGAAGAAGTTTACAAGGATGATGACGAAGAGTCAAAAGTCGAAGCTCAAGATGCTGACCCCGTAGAAGAAGCGGCTACTCAGCAAGAAGAAAAGGGCGAAAGCTTCGTAGAAGCCAAGAAGGAGTCTAACGAAGACCACGACTACAAGAAACGGTATGACGACTTGAAGCGTCATTATGATACCAAGGTAGACGAGTTCAAAGTAGAAATCGAAAGCCTTAGAAAAACAATGACAGACCGTGCGGCAGAGATGCCACGAGGCGTAACGCCCCCACGAACACAAGAAGAACTAGAAGAGTTCAAGGAACGCTATCCAGATGTCTTCGAGGTTGTTCAGACGGTTTCAAGTATGCAAACCGAATCACAGGTTGCAAAACTACGTGAAGAGATAGGTACAATTCAGGAACGGGAAAAGGAACTAGAAAAGCAGAAAGCCTACGAACAACTGCTTCGCGTTCACCCCGATTTCTCCGAATTAAAAACCGATGAAAAGTTCTTAGAGTGGTTAGAAGAGCAGCCAAGTTCAATTGCAGATGGTATTTACAAGAACAATACCGACTCCAAGTGGGCGGCACGGGTCATAGACCTCTACAAAGCCGACATAGGCATGACTAAAAAGAAGAAGACCAAGGATTCATCTGCTGCAGATGCCGTTACAAAAACCCCTGCTAGGGATGTAAGGACAGATTCTACGGATGGTAAAAAGATTTGGAAATCTTCTGAAATCGCCAAGATGAAACCGTGGGAGTTCGAGAAGTTTGAAACTGAACTCGACCAAGCACGGACAGAAGGGCGAATAGACTTAAACTCTTAAACCTCAAAAAGGAAGGACTGAAAAATGGCTTTCGGTACTGCTGCAGGTTATGGAAACCTGCCTTCCGGTAATTTTGCACCGGAAATCTTTAGCCAAAAAGTTCTCAAGTTCTTTCGTCGCGCTTCGGTTGTTGAAGACATCACGAACACTGACTACGCTGGCGAAATTGAAAACTTTGGCGATACGGTACGTATCATAAAAGAACCTACCGTAACAGTCTCCGCTTATCAGCGGGGTTCTGTAGTAAACCCACAAGACTTGGCTGACGACCAAATCACAATGACCGTCGACCAAGCTAATGCGTTTGCTTTTAAAATCGACGACATTGAAGAGCGTCACTCGCACGTAAACTTTGAGGCACTTGCTACCTCTTCAGGTGCATTTGCGTTGAAGCGTAAGTACGACAAGACTGTTCTTCAAGCTATGTCTGACGGTGCTGGTATTGCAGCTTCTGCTGTATCTGGCACAACACTGACTACCACTGCTGCTGCTGGTACTCTTGGTACTGCAAACGCACCTATCAACATTGAGACAGACGATAACGGCATCAACTTGATGCTTGCAATGGCCCGTCTCCTTGACGATGAGTCAGTGCCAGAAGAAAACCGCTGGTTTGTTGCACCTCCAATTTTCTATGAGAAGTGTTTCCAAGCTGGGAATAAAATTGCTGAAGTACAGGTTAGCGGTGACGCTACTTCACCACTTCGCAATGGTCTTGCAACTGTCGGCACACTCGCTGGCTTCCGTTGTTACAAGTCAACTGCGCTTAACAGCACAGGTGGCACAGACCAAGTTACTTTGACAGACGCATCTGCAACCCTCGCAACTGATGGTTCTGAGAACATTGTTCTTGCAGGTCACATGTCATCCACCTCTACTGCTTCGCACATTGCGAAGACAGAAGTGGTTCGTTCAACCGAATCGTTCTCCGACGTTATTCGTGGACTTCATGTTTTTGGGCAAAAAGTACTTCGCCAAGAAGCAATCGTTCGCGGCGTTGTAGACTTTGCGTAAGGGGGGCTGAATAATGGCTACTATTGATAGAACTCCTAATGGTGGAACTGCCGGACATCCGTCCAACGTTGCACGACCTTACGTGATGACTTCTCAAGTCCACGACACCGCTGATGGTGGTACAGGGGGTGACGTTATTCAATTGATTGACGTTCCTGCTGATACTATGATTGTTGCGGGTGCTTTGGAAGTTTTGGAAGCACGAGGAAACTCGCAGATTACTATGGATATTGGCGTAACAGGCGGTGACGTAGACTGTTTTATTGACGGTTCTACACTAGCTGCAGGTTTCGAACCATTCCTAGAAGCTGCTACAGGTGCATCTGGCTCTAATGCCCGTATCCTGACTTCTGCAGACACTATTGATGCTCTCATTATTGATGCTGGCTCTTCTGGTGAATCTGCTGCACGTTTCCGTGTTCACGTAGTTCTTGCGGATATTTCCAAGAACCCTGTGGAATCTGCTACAGTTTCTACTGGAACGTAACTATGTT